GATCCTGTTGTTTTCCTTGATCGCGATGTCGATCAAGCCGGCCGCTTGCAATCGTATCGCATCGGTCGGCGCCCACACCGTCACCCGGATGTCGTGGCGCTGGCGCCATAGCACCTTGCCTAGCGTGGCCATGCCGCCCTGCCGCACCACGATGGGCTTCGATGTGTTGACCGGTAAGGTTAGTGTCGTCGCCGTCGAACTCGCCGTTGGATAGATCGCTTGCGCTTGCGTAGCCAGAGCCGCCAACAGGGCGGTAGTATTCGCACCGGTCTGTGAGAAGACATTGGCCCCGTCCGCGATTACGGTCAGATATTCGCCGGCGTTGGGTTGCCCGCTGACGGTGATGACGTTGGTATTGTTGGTATTGACCACCGATACGATGGTGAGGCCCGCCGTGAACGGCACGATGGTGTAGGTCGCATCTTGAATCTGATAGACTTTGATGCCGGTGCCCGCCATCGGGTAGACGCTGATATTGGCGATGCCTGCCGCCAGATCGGCGTCGAGTTGCGCCGGCAACGGCCATCCACGATAAGTACGAGCCGGTGTTGCGCCAGGCAGCGCGGAGGGCTGCGATGTGCCGTTGGGATAGATGGCGGCCTCGGCTATGGCGCGCAACGCCTCTTCCACGTCGGTTAGATCGGCCATTATTTCAACCTGATAACCAGCGTGACGCTTTCGATCAGGGTGTCACCGTTTAAGGTGGTGACGGTGTTCTGCAGCGTATAGGTCTGGCCGAGAGTGCCGGATTTTAGCCAGACCTTGGTCCGGTTGGTGGTGAACGAACTCGAATTGATCACCAGAACCGGCTCGCCAACGGTGGTCGGTGACGTGATGACCCAGGACGAGCTAACGATGGAATCGGTTAGCGTGGGCTGAGCTAGACGCTGTGACCAGTCGATATCATAATCGGCGAGTTCGGCCGGGTCTTTGAAGGGCCAAGCCAGAAACGACATGGTTTAGCCCCTTGCCTTTTAAGTCTGAGGTGGTGCGGTCACGACGCGATTTTCGGTCGTGGCCGATAATGTGCGGTTCTCCGACATCGTCGCGACGCGGCTTTCGTTCGGCGCCAGTGCCACCCGCGGAGATTTGATGAATAGCGCTACCAAGCGCCGCAACAGGATGGCGACAGGCAGGCTCGAGAACGTCGTCGGCGTGTCCTGCGGAATGTCCATTCCCCACTTTTTGGAGAAGAATGGAAACGTCGCAGGATTCGGTAGGAACTTGTTGACGATGGCCTGGAACGTTGGGCTCCAGAACTCTTCCTGCGGCAGACCGAAATTCCTTTTCATGACCGCGACAGGGGCCTTACCGCCGGCCAGCGTCATGGGGATGGATTTGAAGCCGCCGGCCCATGCCGCCGCGTCGTCATAGAAAGTGAACGACAGCGTGGCCCTGATCGTGAAGGCAGTCGGGGCGATGGCCTTGTTGAACTGGAATTGCCAGGCCGCGGCGTCATCGAGATCGAGTTTTGGTTGACGTGTTTTGAACGGGTTCAGAACGATAGACAGCGTCGAGACATTGCGCTGAATCGTCCGTTGCCACGGTTCTTCCGATGACAGAACGAACTGCTGCGCCGGCAAAGTCAGAGGTTTTCCGACCGCAATCGTAATCGTCAGATTACGGTTGATCCAGTTCCACCAGACCGACGCATCGTCGAAATCATAATGCCACTGTTTGGTGGGGGCCTGGCCTGGCCGGCCGAATATCTTCTGCTGTGATCCGGTCGCGATGATAGCGCCCGGAGCCGTTGGCGCCGCATTCCAAACCGAGGCATCGTCATAGCCGAACAGCCACTGCCGGATCGTGAAAGGCGACAGTACAATTGCATTCAGCGGCAAATCGCGATGTATCGAATTAGACCAGCCGATCTCATCGCTAGTATTGGGAGCAAAGAATGGCGAAATCAACTGGACTTGTGTGGGAACCAACACAAGAGAATTGGCAATTGTGACGCCAGACCAAACCGCCGGATCATCGTTATTGAACTGCCACGCGACATGCTGAAATGGATTAGCGGCTTGAGCCGCTAATAGACCAGAGTTGTTGCGATTGGTCCAATCCCACCAAACGGACGGTTCGTCACTGTAGTTAACAACCAAACCACTGGTCGCATACGGCACCAGCGACAAGGAGATTGTAGACTTTATCGGCCCTGCGTTCCAGACCGAGGAATCGTCGTTGTTGTATTTCCATAACGGGGGCACAAACGGCGACGGCGGCTTCGACGACAGCGTGACATTGTACGGCTTCTGCCATTGCCACGTCGCGGCGTCATCCCCGGCCGGAAAGTTTCGCGCCGGCGCCGGAACGTATAGCACGAGCTGCTGCGATAGCGGCACAAAGGCCGAAATCGGTTCGGCGTTCCAAACTGCAGAATCGTCGTAGTTATAATTCCAGAAGGTCGGCGTAAAGGGCGCCCCCTGCACCTTAAGCGCCGCATTGTGCGGCTTCTGGAATTGCCAGCTTGATGCGTCGTCGTAGGTGTAGCCCGAACCCCAGTTCTTGGCCGTAACCTGGCCGTGCTGGCCGAATTGCTTTAACTGAGTATTGGTGACGATGATCGCCTGAGAATTCTGCGGCGGCCAATTCCAGACCGACGCATCGTCCTGGGTATATTGCGGCGCCCACCGTTTGGTCGGCCCCTGCCCTGGCTGGCCGTAGAACTTAACCTGAGTCAGCGTGACACGAGCAGGACCATTTTGGAACGCCGGGGACCAACTGACCGCAGGATCATCTAGGACATACGGCGAATATCGTTTGGTCGGTACCTGACCATGCTGACCGAACTGCTTCAATTGAGTGAAGGTTAGAGCAATCGCGCCGTAGTTCAGCGGTTGCCCGGTCCAGACCGGATCGTCCGACGGGCGAGGAACGTAGAACGGGGGCCGGACTACGTTTGCCATTCACGTCAGTTCAGCTTCTGGAGAACCAGATTTGCCGGTCCAGAGTTGCTGGTCCCTATGTTGGTCGTCTGCGGGTTATAGACCGATGATACGGTGTTGAAGCACGACTCGCACAACATGGGATCGGGCTCGCTGTCCGGCAGCATCAGGATCGACCGCATCTGGAATCTTTCCGGGAACGATCGATCTTTCGGCGTAAACGGCTCAAAGCAATGTTTGCAGACAGCCTTGCGATCGGCCAACGCGGCCATAATACCCTTGGCCTTGATCAATGCGTCAATGCTAGGCGCCGGGTCCGACAGGATGCCCAGCGCCGTTTTTCGAAGCATTCGACGTTGCCTCCACGCCCTGAACCAACGCAACATGGTCGCCTCTCAGGAGGTTTCGTAAATAACGTGACCGCCGATCGCGCCGGGCGTGCCGCCGGTGAACGCCGACAGCGAGCACTCACCAAGCGATGCGGTATTGCCGACCATCGCCGGGCATTCCTCCGCACGGTTCGCGCGCCAGAAGAACACGCCGCCGAAGGCATTCAGCGAGCAGTTCATCAAGTGGAGCGTAGAAGATCGCTGGTTGAACGTGGTTGCGAAGTTTGTGCCGACAGTAAGCGGGGCCGCCAACGCAGCGGTTGCCGGGTCCAACGATGCGTCGGTGCCGCCGGTCTGCTGAGACTGCGCGCCGACACCAACGGTGGAATCGCGCGAGAACAGCATGAAGGTCGGCGAGGACGAGGACGCGGCCTGCCCCGAGATGGAGATTTCCCAGAAGCGGGTGTATTGCGTAGCGGAAGCACCCAGCCACACGCCCATCGCTTGACCGGCGGTGAATGCGGTGGTGTCGGCTACGGCTGCGGGGGTGAAAGTGGTTTGGGCCGAGATTCTGCGGGCCATAGAAGTTTACCTTTCGAGTTGGCAATAAAAAAACCCGCTCGAGGCGGGCCTTTTGATCGGAGGGATTAAAACTGTTGTTTAGCTAGATGAGAATCTTCGGCGAAGAACTGACTTTGATGACGTCCTCAACGAGCTTGGCAAAAGGCCGACAAGGATGGCCCAACTTCATCATCAGCGAACAACGGTCGCAGATGTCATGGTCGCAGTTGCGGCAATAGCCTCGGCTGCGGGAACGGTCTGGATTTAGAATGACGACTCGTGTGCAATGGCTGCACGTAAACGTCGGGGACTTGAAAATCTTACCTTCGGGAACGACTACCGTTGATCCGACGCTGGCGGCCTGCTCGGCCGTAATTCCTGGGCTATTGCTGTGATCTATTTCGACGTAGCCTTCGAAGCTTCGCTTAGACGGTCTCACATCATACCCTAACTACTTGTTTGACCCCGAAAAACGGCCCGATAGCTGGAATACGTTCATCGGTAATAATCTCGATCGTTACCGCGCCCCCCGTGATAGATGATCCCACATAAGGACCGATACCGTTCGGCATCCACGCACCGGATGGCAATGCAGGAATGACATCGGCTCCGACTGCGCCGGTCACCCCGGCCGGCGTGATGGTGCGCAGGCCGGTGTGGCTGAGGTCGATCTGGACGTCCATATCGCTCAGGTGCCAGAGGTTATTGGCATCAAATATCTGCGTACCGAATTTTCCTAGGGCATGAAGCGGGCCAGCACCGGAGGCCGCCGCCGTCACGTTGATATTGATAGCGGTGATCCGCCCCCATACGTTTACAAATGGCGAAGTGGTGCCGATCGCACCCGAGGCATAGGTCCGCTTGGTATATGAATAAAGCGGTGCCCCAGAAGGGGCCTGCGAAAGATCAACCGCATCGGCACATCCCACACAGCTTGAAAATGTCACGGAATATGCGGGGTGGATAAAAGCGCCCGTCGTCGTCAGCGTCCCCGGCGTTTGCCCCGGAGCAGCCGAATATTGCGGAACGGCCGCCAGTACAGGTGAACTGCTGGCAAAGGTTGTGACGCCATCGGTCCAGATATCGGTGATGACGGCCTGGTGGCCCCAATTCGGAGGACCGCCACCGCCAGTACCCTCCCAAAATATTGTAGTCCCAGGTATTGCAGCGGACCATAGCGCTGTCGCGGAGGCATTCGGGACGGAGAACACTCCATTGGCATAGGAGATCGGTGACAGGTCCAGCCGAACCGCGTTGGTGTAGTTGATGGCGGCAAGGCTACTATTGAAGGCAGCAAAGGTCAGCGGCGCACCAAACCCGATGCAGCCAAGTTGTAACTGGCCGGTCACGGTGCAGCCGCCGGAAATCGTCATGTTGCGGCCCACACCCGTGATGTTGGTGTAGGTGCCGCCGATGACGTAGGAGTTGGCGATCGAGGCGCTTTGATACTCGAGGATATTGCAGGTGCAGTTATTCCACGTCATTGACGTGATGTCTTTGTCGACCTCGACATCTTGCTGGATGGTGCAGTTGTTCAAGACCATCGAAACAGCCATGCTCACGTCAAGGCCAAACCCCTGAATGTAGGCCTCCCGACCGTAGATGGTGCAGTTATTGATCGTCATCGAGCGAGCGGAAAGCTGCACCTGTCCGCCGGCGTCGAGGGTGCCACCAGTGCTGCCGTTGATGACGACGCTCTGATCCCAGTCCTGCTTCAGCATGAACAGGGTAGCGGGGCCGCCGGTGTCATAACCGGAATCGCCTGTGAACGGGTAGGTCGTTTTGTGCGTATAGGTGGCTGGCGCATCGATGGTGATGGTGCCGCTGCCGATCGCGATGATCTTATGGTACTCGCAATTTATGAAGTTCGGGGGATAGCCGCCGCTGCCCTGCATTTCGAGCGAGGTGAGCGCGACCCAGTTGCCAACGGTGAAGATCGAGGTCTGCGAGCCAGTCACCAGCGACAGCACGGTGTCGCCCTGATTGACCTGATTGAGCCGCGCGCTGTTGGTCCCCACAGCCGACTGGAAGAATATGCCGCCACGAGCCACTTCCGCTAGCGTCGCGCCGCCCATGTTGATGGTGAGATCAAAGACCCCGGTAAAAAACCCGCTTGCGCTGAAATTGCAGTAGACCCCTGACGGGATGGTCAACACGCAGGGATTAGTGCCTTGGGCCTTCGCATCAGTCTGCCAGTTCAGGAATGGCGTGGAGTCATCTGTACCCCAATAGACCCGCATCTGCTGAGCGGCGAGCGTGCTCACAGCGTTGGCAGTGAGTGTGACGTGCTGACTGTCGGTAAAGCCGCTGATGGTCGTCACCAGAGGCTGCAGTCCTCCAGCTCCCGCACCCGTGATGGCGATCGCCTTGCCGACATCGCCGGCGGCGAAGATGGCCGAGGAGACCGCCAGCGCATTGCTGCCGGCCGTAGTGGTGACGTTCGTGAGCGCGACCTGCCCGTTTCCCGCGGCCCCGTAGTCGGTCTTGATGTTCTTAGTGAATGGCATCAGTACACGTTGATGCCGTAGGCGGTCATATAGGTGTTGATGCGGGAGGACAGGTTGGCGACGTCAGTGCTGGTCAGCACACCACCTATCCCGGCGCACGATATTTGATCGGTGGTGAAACCGTTCGGGACGCCAGCGCCTGCCCCGTTAGCCAATGCAAAAACCGCTAAGGAACCATTCTCTAGACCGACTGGCGCAGCGGAAATCGTGCTTATAGCGGCGCCGTTCCTCGACGCCCCCTCCAGTGTCGCAGTCTGGGTGCCGACAAAAAATCCCTGAGCGTTGCTAAGACCGACGTTGATATTAGCCGTCGCGTTGCCATTCATGATAACATTTAACTGGCCGAAATTTGGCTGCATCAGAAGGTTGGTTCGCTGTGAATTAAACCCTCCTATCAATACCGCGTTCTCGGTGGTATTGTTGCTTAGATCGTAAGCGAACAGGCTAGCGGAATTGAGCGAGAAGTTGCCGCCAGCCGTAGAAGGAGTGAACTGGGTGTCAAGCCAGAATGTTGAGCCGTCCCCGGTATAGCCATGGTAGGCCGAGAAACTGACCGTGCCGTGCTCGACGCAGGCGAAACTGCTGCTGACCAAGTTCAGCACCGCCGTGGCCCGATCCACCGTGGCGAAGATGTAGAGCGCGTCCAGCTTAGACCATACACCATCATTGACGAGACCGGTGATCATAGTGTCGTAGCGGGTCTTGTCGGTGATGGACGTGACGTCAGTGGCGCGGGCTAGAAATGCCGCCGATTGTGACGAGGTCGGAGAAAAGCCGCCCCCGCTGCTAGGCAGCAAAGTGGTTATTACGCCACCACTTCTAGTCACATCATCACCATGATAGCGTTATTAGCGAAGGTGCTGCCGGCATCGAAAGCCGTCAGCAATATCGCGAGCCAGTCGCCGCCGCTGGAGATGGCGCAGGTGGCGTCAATCGCTGTGGTCGCGGCGGTTATTCGGTGCTCACCGATATCAGACGATGTCGTTTGGATGCCATCATTGATGTTGGTGCCGCCGGTACTCCAACCTGAGCCAGCGCCGGTTACGGCATTGGCTACCGTTACATACCCGACAGCAGCTTCGGCGGCAGCCGTAAGCGTGCCAGATGACCCGCTATCAGCAGTAGTGCCTGTGCCATTTGCCTGGACCGCTTTGTCTAAAGTCGGCGTGCCGACAATTCCAGAAACTTTCCACGCATAAATTTCTGCAAAGTTTCCATTGGCTGGTGACATCGTTGCGGTAAACGTTGTGGTTCCAACAGTCGGGGTTAAGAAAGCCCCGACACGAAATCGCCCGGTATTAAAAGTGCCGCCCCCGACAAATGAACCTAGTGCACTATCGGTGTAAGTATCTCCGCTGCCGTCTGTGATTGTGACTGAAGTGGGTGCCGTTGTTGCCCCGCAATTAGCAATAACGAGGACAATATCACCGGCCGCGACCGCAACTGGAAGCGTGCAAGTGATGCTTGTAACTGTAGCGATAGTGCAGTTATTCGCGGCGGCGGTGAACGAGATCGCCATTTACTTAGCCGTTGTATAGAGCCGTCACGGAAAAGTTCGTGAAGCCATATTTATTTTGTCCCGCAGCCAAGCCTCCAGCCGTTGTATTAAGCCACATGCCGATGCCGGGTTGCCCGTCGGCATAGGTGTTGTCGGTGGCTTGTTGAAGTTGGGTCCAGACGCCGCTGCCTAAATACATAATGAAGGTCGTGATTGTGCCGCCAACGATGTCAGCGCGGACGATGTCTCCCGTTGAGGGAGCGGTGAAGGAGCTGTTAAACTGACCGGCAAGAAAAGTAAAACTGGTCGGGTCCCAGCGAACGATCTGCGAATAAAATCCGCCGGAAGACCAGTTGCACTCATAACCTCGATTTTGAGTCGAGGTGTCGATCATGCGCAAATGCAATTCAATTTCATGCGCGCCATTGACGGTATCAATCGTTGGGTCTTTGTAGACCGTGGCCTGCACCGATACGTTAGGCGGGAATCTGGAAAGCCAGGCGAAGCTGTCGTTAAAGCCGCCCGACCCAGACTGGGTCCCGACCGCGCGATTTGGTGTGGTGACCGTTTGGATCAGGGCATTACCAAAGTTGGCGTGATGCCAGATATTGCCCTCGGAAATCGGATTTTCCGGCGCGGTTGAAAAGGTCGTGCTATAGAATTGGTTGCGAAATGGAATCGCCCACATCAGGACACCGCGATGCGGGCCGCGATGCGCCATCCGAGCGACGTCAGTTCGGTGCCGGCCACGGTGTAGCGGCGGTTCGGATTATTATCGTCGGTGATGATGTCGCTGGTGCGAATGTCGGCGCCGGAAAAGTGTGGGAGCAGGATCACGAACGCCGGTGCCGACACGTCCATCGGCAATTGCGCATCAGGATAGGCGGCATGTCTCTGCATGACCAGAGATCCCGGCCATGAGGTCATCACCGGCGTCTGTCCGGCCAGCGTTGCGCCACTGTAGGTATTAGTGCCGAGAACGGCCGGAGCCGCGGCGCGGGATACGCTCAAGACGTGGCTACATAGCACGCTTAGGATCGGTAACTCGTCCTGTTGGGCGGCGATGAAATAGGTCTGGTTGCGGGCGGTGGAGACCAGATAATCGCCGACCTTGGTTTGTGTACCGTCGACCAGAACCGACCATAGCACGTCCTCGTGCTTGCCCCATTTGTTATAATTGAAGCCCTGCCCAGTCGTGAACGAGGCATTCAGCGGGGCGCCGACGATATTGGTTTGGATTATCGGATTGTTGACCGATTGCGGGCGATAGAGGGTGAAGGGATAGCCGATGCGCTGGGCCGCGAGTCTATATCCTTTATAGATCCGCTGTTGAAGCGTGGCCGCGTCCATCTCATCGCCTCGCTCTGGCAAATTCCAGCGCGAAGGAAAACGCAATGCGCCGGCCGTAGCCGAGGCCGCGATAGGTCCGGTAAAGATCGATCAGGCGCACATAAAAATAGAGCGTGGCCATGATCAGATCACCATAATTGGAGCGGCGTGAGGGAATCGAACCCGTCGTCGTTAGTTTGGAAGACTATAGCTCTGCCATTGAGCTAACGCCGCGAACAAATCAGACCACCACGCGGACGGTGTTGCTGGTGCCCTTGACGCCATCGCCGGGAGGAACGCCAAGGAAATGGCACAGCTCGCGCCGCCAGTAATTATATAGATCAACGCGGTCTTTCAGTTCTTGCTTGTTGTGGGTCCAGACCGCCGCTACGTCGGTGTCGAGATTGGTCCTAACGCCGACGATATCCGATTCCAGATCAGACAGGTTTGAGAGATAGACGGTGCGGACCACCGCCTCTTCCTGTGGCGTCAGGTTACTGAGCCGGAATTCCAACAGGCCCCAGGCCTGAAAGAACCGCCAGGACGAAAAGCCGCCGGGACCGGTGCCATAGGCCTCATAGCCGCAGAACCGGCGAATATCGGTCTTCTCGTTGTCGGCGAATGCCATGGGTTAGCTCTCGCCCTTCTTATAGCGCGTAGGAACAACAGGGGCCTCTTCCACGGGCCGGATCGACAGCGTGCCGTCGGCCCTGGCAATCACATTCAACGCACGGGCGGCCTCGTCAGCGCTGGCAAATGGACCTATCAGCGACATGCCGCACTGGATGACGTAGGCGACGATCTTCATGGCTATTTCACTTCCCGCCTCGGTTGTGCTATGATTGCAGAATGAGACACGGTTTGAGCGGGTATTTCGGTGAAAGTCCGATAGTACGGCCCCGCTCTAGTAGGATGACGGGCCAAGAAATACCGGGCGAGGAATCCGAATTTAATGCGCCATGCCTTCACCGCGGGTGATCTCGACGTTGCAGGCCGAGCCGGAATCGACCTTGACCGAGACGGACGTGATCGGGGCGCCGGTGCCCATTTCCAGCACCACCAACGTTGCCGCGGGAACGCCGAGGCTGCCGGGAACGCCGACCGCGGGCGTGGTAGCGGTGGCGCCGGTGAAATCGACTCGAGCCTCAACCGTGCAGGCGTTGAACACCAGCAGCGAGCCTCCAGCACCATTGAGCGCGACGCTGGCCGCGGTCGTGGTGGCCGAAACCACCACGGTCTGGCCGCCGGGCTTGAACGCCTGAATGGCGGCTCCAAACGCCGCACAAGACGGGAGTAGCGCCGCGGCAATCAATATCGCGGCTTTGATGGACAAGCGCATTGGTTCAGCCTTTCAGCGGGGCCCCGCGGGCAATCAGATCGGCAATGTCGACGGGATCCGTGACGACCAGCCCCGCCGGCCACGCCCGCATCAGGCCGTCGCCGGCGTAATACGCATAGGGATGTTCCAGCGTGACCGAGGCTGGCAACGCAGCGGGCGCGGCTTTCACCGGTTCTTCCGATTTCACCACCGTAAACGGCTTTGGTGGCCTTCCCGGCCCGCGTTTCATTTCATCCGCCATTATGCGCTCAGGATCGAGTGCCAAGTGCCGGCAACGGTGGTGAAGAAGATCGCCGTTTTAGCACTCGGCACTGCAAGCGCCGTATTGGCAGCCGTGGCATTGATCGAGCTTCCAACATCCGGAAAGACGTTGAGGCTTGTTGCATTGGCGGCGGGGGTGCCGTTGATCACGGTGATTTCCAGACCTGGGACGGCGGTCGGAAGAATGGCCGAATCCAGCGTGGTCGCAACGGTGGTAAACCGGGCACACATGCTTGTGATCGGCGTAGCACCGGCCTGCCCGCCACCGGCCTTGGCCGTCAAGCCCTCTTGCGTCGATTGGAATAATTGGTTGGTGATGGTGATATTCTTTTCGATCACGGTCTCGCCAAGGTAGTTTGGCGTAATGGGGGTTTCGCCAGCCATATCGGGGCGCTCCTTGGGTTATATTAGATGAAAGAAAAAGCCGCCCGAAGGCGGCTAGTGATTTATGGCACGAGCGGATGGGTTTTCCAAAAGCCCTGTCCGACGCAGATGAACCAGGCAGTCTTGCCCGCGGCAAGCGCGAAAGCGGTATTGATAACCAGTGCGTTGATGATGTCGCCGTTGTTCTGCGGGAATATGTTCATCGAGTTGGCGGTGGCATTCTCAACATAGTAACGAAGGCCCGGCGATGCGGCCGGCAAAATCGCGCTGTCACCACCCGTGGCGACCGTAGTGAAGCGATTCATGGTCGCGCCGCCGGAACCGGAAACGAGGCCGATCGTGGTTGCGCCTAACTGGGCGCCGCCGGCCTTGGCCACGAGGCCGTTGGCAAATGAGTCATCCATTGAGGTATCTCCGAATTGGGGTCAAAAGAAAAAGGGCGCACCCGTTTAGGATGCGCCAGTTGAATTAGCCTGCGTGCTCGATGACAACGCCGCGCTTGGCGTAGGCGTTGCTGGCGGTCGGAACGATCGAAGCGTTGACCGTGAAATCAGTCGGGGCGACGAAGTCCCCGATCCAATACCACGATTGCGCGATGATCTGCTGCAGACGATCGAGCGGTTCGCGGGTGACCTGCACCACGCCGTCGACCACGTCGATGATGCTATCGGCGGGCGCGACGTTAAGGTCGGCCATACCTTCATAATCGCCTTCGATCAACGCGCCCTCGCCGACTACAAGCGGGCGGCGGACGGTGACGCCGGCAAGCGTCGGGTGCGCCTGCACCGGAGCTTCGGTGGTGGGCACGAACCGCAAATCGAGCAGTTCAATCACCTTGCCCATGCGGAACTCTTGCGCCGCGCTCTGGCCCTGGAACAGCTGCTTGAAGTCAGGATCGGCGAACAGTTGCCGCGCGCTGACCGGGTCAAGATGGCAGTTGTAGTATCCGTTGATCGCAGGCACCGCGTTGCGCCGCAGATACGCCACCGCGTCGAGCGCGATCGACATATTGAACAGGTTGGTCGCGGCGATCGAGGCCGTGGTCGATGCAGCGGTGCCACCGGGACGCAAGATGGTCGGGGCGGTAGAGGCCACCACAGCATTACCGGCGGTGCCGTCGGCAACCGTCACGTTGGTCGCAAACGTCAGCGTGCCAGAGATGCCGTTGAACGCCGTCGAGACGTTGGAAGCGTCGACCGCGACCGAGGTGAGGCTGTAGACGTTCAAGCCCACCGTGACCGCGAGCGGATTGGTGGCCGATACTGCCGTCGGAACGCCGTTGACCAGCACCGTGCCGAAGCCGGTGACGTCGTCGACGTTGATGGTCGCCGCCGGCGCACCGAGCGTGGTGCGGACGCGGGTGTTATAGCCCATGTAGGCGGCAAACAACCGGTTGCGCGCGATGCGGTCTAGCGATTGTGCCGCCTGGATGGCGTTGACCCGCACGTTGTGCATGAATTGGTCGACAATGCCGACCTTGTTGGTGACCATGTTGAGGTCGATCGAATCGCCGTACATGGCGAGCGTCAGTTTGTATTGTTCGATCGTGAACGTGGTCGGCGACAGGCCGTTGTCGAGGTTGGTATTGCTCGAGGTGACCAGCGGCGTGGTGGTCGGCGCTTTCAGACCAGGACGAGTCTTGGTCAGCGTTTCACCGATGTTGACGCGAAAGGTCTCGCGCATGGCCGCCTGACGGTAGCCAAGAACGGACTGCAGGAATTTCTGGAATTCGGTCTCGAGGAAACCGATCTGGATGATGGGCTGCAATGCAGCCGGGAAGTTCTGGATTCCCATGATGGGGGTTCCTTTGCGTTGGAAGCCCCATCGCCGTCATGGCGCGGTGGGCAGATGCGATTGCGCTGTTGCGCGATGTGGGGGATTGGGTGAAAACGTGGTGCGCTTCAGCGCAATTCGTGGTAGAGTTGGTGCTCAATCAGGAGCGCGATATGACTTACGATGTAACTGTTTCTCTCGGCGATGCGCCAAAGCCAAAGTGGGAGCCGGACGTCATCCATCCGATCGTCGATTGCCGCCCTTACAAGGGCAACACGGACGGCTATTCAGCAGGCCGCGTCATTTCAGCGGAGGCCGCTGGATACGCCCTTAGAGCGATGCAGCGAGAACTGGATTCCGGCGCGTGCAAGATGCTGATGCACGACGACGCCGTCGGCTGGATGGAGGCTTTTAAGCAACTTCAAAAGGCCGTCGAGAGATATACGGTCAGCGCCCCAGGCGCTTGAGTTCGTTCAGTTTCGCTTCGCGCTCTGCGGGCGTCATGTCCCGAGCGTGCTTTGGAGTGCCGGGATCCGGCTTGGGCGGAGGCGTCGGGTTGCTCGAACCAGTGGTGGCTGTACCAAAGAGGTAAGGCTTTTTCTCTTTGAGACTGGCCATCAACTCGTCGGCGCCTTCGACCGTGCCGTCATCTTTCAATTTTACCGTTGACAGATCGGCGAGCTTCAGCCCGTCGAGATCGACCATGCCGGCGAGTTTCGCCGCCAGTTTTAGTTCGGCGCGAATGATGCGCTCGTTCGCCTTTGTCTCGGCATCCTTGACCTTGGTGCCGGCCTCGGTTTCCGCAGCTTCCTTGGCCCTTGCAGCGATCGCCTCGGCCGCCGTGATCCTGGCTTCCGCCGCCTCACGCGCCGTGCGCTCGGACTGCATCTTGCCGCGCCAGGTCTTGTTCTCGTTGCGCAGTTCCTCGACATATTCGCGGGGGAACGTCTGCGTCGCGGGGGCCAATGGTTCGTCATATTTTGACGGTGGCAGATCGACCTTGACGTGGGTCTGCGTTGTGGTTGGCGGTGCTGCACCGGCATCTGTAGCTGCATCAAATACTGCACGCGGCATCGAGCCGCCGAATGGACTGGAACGCATGGGCTGTCTGAGCCTTTCATGAAAAAACCCGCGTCAAGCGAGCGGATGTTTGGATTTTGCTGTTGAATTGTGCTATGATTTGCGCTCAATCAGGAGTGCAAAATGTCCGACGATGTCACGCTCTCAAGAGCTGCATTCCTTAGCTATCAGGAAGGAAATAATAAATTCACGCTTTTGGTGTCGATGCTGGGCATTGAGTTCGAAAGGCTGGATGCCGGTTCGATTAGCTTGGAAGAATTCCGCGACAGAATCCGATATATTTACCAAAGGATTTGACAATAGCTGGCATCAGGAGCTCAAAATGAGAGAGTTGGAAGATCGGGTGGCGAAGGCACTGGCTATGTACCAGTTCGGCAGTCCAGCCGCATGGGAAGATCAAATTTCAATGGCTCGCGCCGCGATCGAGGCAATCGAGGCAAACGGATATCGGATCGTCAGAAAAGAGGACGAAGCGATCATGCCGCTGCCGAAAGAATATGGCGAGAGCCGCTTTAAGTTCGTCGGTGACATTAATGGCTCGCCTAACGAGACCTCTCCCTATCCCTGGCGGGAACGCAAATGATAGAATTTGAGCAGCATCCAGCCTACCCTGACGCGGTTCTTCTGCCACGCGAGAGCGCCATTGCCCTTTATGCGGAAGATGAAGCCGGTTGTAACGGTCTGGTGTATCTGAACTTACAGACCGGCGAACTACTGCTTTGCGATGGCTCTGATCTGGTTCTGTGGAGCGGGATGCTGATTAAGTCGGTATCGTTGTCTGCGCCCAACCAGCGGTTCATCGACATCGCCATCGAGGTCAACGGCGGCGTTTGCATAATGACAGATGACGGCCTCATCAAGGTGCATCCGACTAAGTCGGAATAGTCGTCTGCGCCTTGATCTGCGCGGCCTCATTGATGGCGCGCTCTGACGCCTCCTCGACGTCCTTCTGAATCTGGGCGAACTCGGCCTTCGGATCCTCGATATCGTAATTCGATGCCAGCACGCCGACCGCAGTTTCTTTCGACATCAGCGCGCCAGCGGTCAGGGTGGTCAGCGTCCCGGCCTGCGCCTGCAAGTCCTCCGACATGGGCGGGAACCAGGTCGGCCATTTCAACGTGATCTTGGTGTCGGCGTTCAATTTGGGCCACGGCTTGCCCAACACCGTGAGCGGGTATTTTTGATGCGCGGCGATCGCCATTTTCATGATCGACAGCAGCGCGCCCTCGCCGTAGGACGCCCGCAGACGATCGGCCAGCCAGATCAATGCCTGGTGCATCAATTCCAGCGCGCGACCGGATTGCGCCGCCGACAGCTTGTCGGCGTTGGCCTTGTTGCCATGAACCTGTTCGAGGGCGTATTCGCGAACGGCTCGCACATATTCCAGAACAACCGCGAATGCCGAGCCTTCGATCTCGAGCAATTCGGCGCCGCCCTTTTCGCTCGTGACCAGCGCGTTGGTCGGGCCCTTGATGATCTCGGCGCCCTCAGGCGACGCCGGCTCTTTCAGCAATAGCAGCGGGTCCATGCTATATTTAAGCCCACGACCGCTCTGGCTGAGCTGGTAGTCGATCTCGACCATGGCATCGATCGCCGCGGCAAAGGTGCAGCAGCCGTCAAAATCAGAAAACATCATAGCGGTGGCGGGCTGCGAGGCCCCCAGCGACGTAGGCTTGTCCGTCACCACCAGACGCAGATCGCCGGGCAAATTCCGCACCCACACCCACGGCACGAAGCCGAGCGCGTGGCGGACGCTGCGGGACGTATCCTTGCGCGGTTCGGTGGGGACGTCCTCACCGGCAAGCTGCGGATCGATCACCAGCCACGGCAGAAACCAGGTTTCCCACTGGTCGTCCCATTCGCGGCGGAACCAGAAATCGGAATTGTAGTATTTCTTCGGGATGTCATAGCCGGCATCGGCCAGATCGTGTCCCTTGACCTTGTACTGTTCGCGCAGCTTGATCAGCGTATCTGGGGCCTGCGGGTCAAACGTCGGCGTGAAATTCCGGGTTCGGTGCGGCTTGATGAACAGCCGGTGCGAACCGTCCTTTTGCTTCAAGGCGCGGAGATGAATCGCCACCGAGCCGACCGAGCCCATGGTGGCCGAGGCCAGCATCACTTCATTGAGGTCGCATTCCTTGACCAGATCGGCGAGCGCGTCCTTGATCTGGTCGTCGTCCTCGCATTCGGCCGACGGGAAATGGCCTTCCGAAAACAACAGCGACACCGAATCGTCGACCACGCCGCGGCAGATGTTGTAGCGCACGCTGGGGCGGCGGTCCCGCAACGGGACATATTCGCCGTTTTCCTGCTTCTCGAAATGGAATCCGAACGGCAGATGGTCGTATAGCGCTCCCTCGAGCACGCGGGTATAGACGTCGATGGTGAACGCCCGATCCGACTCGTCCTTGTCGCGAAGGATCTTTGAGGCGATGGTGCGGAACATTCATCGCCCTTGCTAACAGGTTATCTTGGCTAAATGGGGACAGGCGGCGTTTCCGCATACCGTGCCGACGGGACAGCCACACAGAGCCATAAAGGAATATTCGTATTTGGCCGGCACGTAACCTGGCGGCATCAGTGGCATTGGCGCGTCGGGATGCGACCACGACCGCGGCGCTACATGCGCCTTTAGCCATCCGATTTCGGCGTATAGTTTGGCTAGATCAGCCTCTAGATCGGATACTCGCTTGGCAACTGTTCGTTTTTCGGTGGTTGGGGCCGCTGTCTTGCGCTGCGATTTTGCCAATGAAATCAGCCTTGCTGTTACAGGAACTGTTCGAAGAATGGGTGAAAAACGAACAGATTACCAGCGCGGTTAAACCCTCTCGGCGCCAGCCGGCTCCACCGGTCTACGCGGGTCTTAAAGCCACCTGATGAGGGCACGAGGTTAAGACAACTCGTGCCGCGCTGGAACTTAACGTATTGTTTCTTGCGTGTCCTGCCAGAGCGCCTGAAGGCCGCGGACCCAACGCTCCACGCACTCATCGCACTGACAACCCGCATCCCATCCAGTAGACGGCCCATCATGATTGCGGCTCATCACCTGACGAAGGTAGAGCGAGCCGGCCTTTATCTTCTCTTCGCTCATGGTGATAGTCATCAGCGCCCCATAAAGTTGACGTAAGCCCGCTTGGTTTGCGTCTGCCGCAGCGGCTCGGTGGCATAACGCAAGGCGTCGATGACGTTGTTTTTCTTGTCCTTGAGCTTCGGCAGGACTTCGCCGGTCTTATCATCAACCTCATAAGAATACATCGTCAATTCATCGATCGTGTTCCTGCACCTGGGGTGCGCGACGATGTCGTAACTCTTCAGGAATTCGACGCCTTCCTCGATTGATCCCGGCCCCTTGACGGCCGCCGTCATTCTCGGAAAGCCGTGCCGCTTCAGGTAGCTGATCGATTGCGGGTTGGCGCTGTCGGCCACGCTAGGCCATTGCTGAGCGCCCGGAACTTTAGCAAACATCGCCGGTGTGTGGTCGATCTCGACGCCGGCAGAGCACACCTCATAATCGACAAACAGCGTGCGATCCCGGATCCAGCACCGGACCATAACCGCCGGGTCGTTCGCAAAGCCAAAGTCAGCACCGAAATAAAACCGCGGCACATCGAGCGGAGTTTCAAAGCTCTCCACCCGCCAGTTCTTGAACACCCGCGCTTCCGAATTGCGCTGGTAGCCACCCAACCAGACATGGGCGTATTTCTCAGGATCGCGGCGCTTGTCGCGCTCCATGTCCTGCCGCAGCTCGGCCGGAAACCATGGATTGTCGTTATAATTGACCTTGACATGGACAAAATGCGGATCGGCCGCATTTTCACGAAAGAACTTGTCGACCGGATCGTCGGGCAGTTCCGGGTTCCAGCCAAACCACAACTCAGAGCCTGGCGCGCGAATCGTCGGCGTCAATAGCTCGAGCGAGCGTTTGGTGATAGTCTGCGCCTCGTCGACAAAGGCTCGGGTGAATCCCTCGAGCGACTTGATGGTCGAGGCGGTATGGTTCTGCAAGCCCCGAAAAATCATGAGGCTATTGCGTGGGCCGGAAATCTCCTGATCGGTGATCCTGAATAGCTTTTCCAGACCAAGCTTGGCGATCGAGTCCTCGACCACCTGCTTGTCCGAATCCTTGATGGAATTCTGCACCTCACGCAAACATAGGCAGCGATGGCCGTCCAGCATGTCGAGGACCATGGCCTCGCAGAAGAACTGGGTCTTGCCGCTACCGCGACCGCCGGATGCGCCCTTATATCGCTTGGGAGGGACTAGCGGCTTGAACGCCCGCGCCGTCGGGATCCTGAGCTTCACATTGTCCGCATTTTATGTATTATGTCGATAGTTGATTGGCCCAAAGCGGCAATTCGTCAATGAATTCAGTTGCGCTATTGCGCGCCCCATCATCTGTTTTGTCGACAGTTGCAAACCGCGACCTGATGTCGGCGGCGTATTCTGTTTCGCGCTCGCACAGGATGGCTTTAAAGCCCTCTCGGAGCGCCGCTACGCCCGTCGTACCGCTTCCAGCGAATGGGTCTAAAAGCGTACCGCCGGGCGGCGTAACCAATCTGGCGAGGTATTGCATCAGCTTGATTGGCTTGACCGTTGGGTGCTTTGAGCCTGCGCGGTCTACCTTGGAGGCTTTCGCGGAATAGAAGAAGCGAGCGGCAGAGCCGGAGTCGCCTCGATCAACTGGCAATGTGGGGCGGCAACCGGACTTAAAATCTACATTCCCTCGTCGTGCATCTTCGCTTCTGAATCCCCCGTTGCGGGGTTGGGGAGGCTTTCGGCCGTCGTCCGGAAACCCCTTGACCACTTCCTCGCTGCCATCGGTGATGACGTTGGCAGGCCAGCGGCCTTGCGTGTTTAAGAACTTGCCGGCGTCTCCCGAAAGGTATCCGTTGAGACTTTCACCACCTGTACCGCCGAGCACGTTGCGATTTCCGCCGCCTTTGTGCGCCGCTATCGCCTCGCCACCCGAATCAACCCTGCACCCATCCACATTGATCGCGCCAGTTCCCCATTTCAGGACGTTGGCGGCAACAGTCTTTTCCGAGAGCGGCTTGCGGGCGAGACAGATCGGCTCGTTCGCTGGCTTTAGCGCGGTGCCCCAGCCTTGCCATTGGCGGGCGGAGTCGGTGGCGGGAGCGGTGATGCTGTGAATTTCTGGCGGCAGTTCGTAACTTGAACCATTGCCGACAATGCCGCCGCCGTGGCGATTGCTTTTTCCAATAATCTCCCGTTCCGCGCCCGCCGCCCGATCAATCCCCTTGCTCACGTCATGCGATTTCGGGAATCCTTGGCCGTAAATCCATTGAACCATGTCGCGGATTTCAAAGCCCGCATCCTCAATGGCAACCGCCAATCGGTGATAGGTTCTAGTTCCAGCGAATGCGACGACATGGCCGCCCGGTTTCAATACCCGCAGGCATTCTTGCCAGAACTCTATGGAATGCGCCGTGTCCCCGGTGTCCCATTGCTTGCCCATGAAGCCGGCCGAGGCCCGCATATACGCCTCGTTCCCCTTGGCGGGCGCAGCATTGGCAGAACCGAACCGCTTGACGATCGACACCAGCGCATAGGGAGGATCGGTCACAACGCTATCAACCGAATTATCAGGCCGAGAACGCAGAACTTCCCGGCAATCCGCATTATATAGCAAAATGCCGTCAGCCAACTGTTCAGGGCGCATCAGGTGGCCGAGTTGCTTTCTTTGGGATCAACGATGTCGCGTTGGATGCTGGTGATCTGCTGCTGGATTGGTCCGCCATCGGGGCCGGAATGCTCTAGCGACTGAGGTGGTTTGCCATAGCCGCGATCGAGCAAGGAATTCGAAGCCGATACGGCCGCGGAATCGTTTGGGCTGCTTTCGGCAACGCGCGCCAGGGTGGCCAGAGCAAGCGCGTCATACGTCCTTGCGAGGGCCTGTATGGACATGCGCTGGTCGCGGGTAGCCGCATCCTTGGAGCCCCGCTTGCGTCCTGCGCCCGGTCTAGCCCCGCCCTTCTTTGATTTGATTTTTTCCATTGATTAAATTCAATTAATCATTCGATCTGGCGCTAACGACAGGCTGTACATCCGAGCCTTGCCGCTTTCGCCTCGCGAGGTCTGAAACGCCGCAATGCTGCTTCGGTTGATGATCAGGCTAGAACTCAAACCAGAGGACGTGAGATGACCGAAATTACCGCACGAACCGAAGAACTCGAGGAAACCCTGAAGCAAATCGAAAAGCGCCTCGCGGAAATGCCGAATAATTACCGAAACTCAACCACCGCGAAACAGCTCGAAAAACGAGCCGCGCAAATTCGCAAGCAACTCAGTGCCTAAACCCGTCCGCATAGGCGGCGAGGATGGCGATAATTACAAACAATCCGCCAAAACCCACCGCCAACCATATCACATCGCCAATGGTGATTGCGTGTTGCATCATCCGCCCCCATAAACCGGCTGTAGCAGTTTTAGGATTTCCTGCTCCAACTCGGGCGGGACTAATTCAGGGTTTATTCCAAACAAATAATCGGCGTTCTGGTACGCGTGACCGCGTCCGTCCTTGAGAAAATAGTGCTTCTCTTGCCGGTTCTCGCTGGACTGCCAGATTTCGAGATGCGGGTGGGGCATTCTTGCCTACCCCGATATCAATGGGGATAGGCGTTGTTCGAGCCAGGCAAAACCGGAACGCTGCCAGGGACATTCACGAGCACGATA